GCTTTTGGATGCTTGGCAGAGTGGCTGATTGCACCACCTCGCTAAGGTGGCGGCCCCGTGATGGGGTCCGGGGGTTCGACTCCCTCAGCATCCGCTCGCCTTGGACTGGCGTTGTAAGTCCGGTTTTCCTTAGCGCTTTCCGGTCGGCGCCTTTGAATCGGCCGGTTTGCTTTGGTGGCGGAATGGTAGACGCGGCGCACTCAAAATGCGTTGTCCTGTGGATGTGCGGGTTCGAGTCCCGCCCGAAGTACTCGGGGTACCGGCCGTGGCTTGGTTTTGCTGCTTGTGGCTCCTTATAGCGTTGTCGCTGCGGCCGGTTTCCTTTTTCTTTTTACTGGGGGTGCCTGTGGTTTGGTCTAGTTCGCGTCGGCGTGAACGGTTCAATCCTGATTGGCAGCGTACCCGCAGAATCATTTTGAAGCGTGACGGATACCGTTGCCAGTGGCCTGTGAAGGATGATTTCGGGAACGTGCGTTTGTGTGGCGCTCCCGCGAACGAGGTGGATCATAAGCGGCGTGATGGCGTCCATGATGATGATTCGCCGGATAACCTGTGGGCTTTGTGCCATTGGCATCACCAGCGGAAGACCGAGAGGGAGTCGGCTGAGGCGCGTCGTAGGAAGAGTGCGCGTCGGAAGGAGAATCAATGGTATTCTCACCCGGCTTTCAAGTGAACGACCGCATGTGCATGGTCGCGGGTTGCCATAACGTGGCTTGCGCTCGTGGCCTGTGCCGTCACCATTACAATCGCGACCATTATTCGGGTTCGCCGTTGAAGCCGGTTCGCCAGCGTATGTGTCCTCAATGCCATAAGTGGTTCAATCCCGGCAGGTCGGATCAGTTGTTTTGTTGCGGCGGATGTCGTGTGGCTTACAAGCGTGCGCGTGACAAAGGCGCTGTTCTGCCGTTGAAGCCGGAGACGACGTTGTTCGTGAAGCCTGTCGCTGAAGAGGATGTGGGGCCTGAGCTGGTGGTCGAGCAGTTCACTGATTCGCAGGTTGTCGAGAAGTGCGGTGGCTTGTGTGCGAAATGCCATAAGCCCGTTGATGTTTCCGATGGTGGCGTTGATGGCGCCGCTTTCGTGTGGAGGGTTCCTTTGGAGAAGTCGTTTTCCGCGACTTTGGAGAATCGTCTGCTGGTTCACAGGCGTTGCGTGGGGTGAAACGCTTTCCGCTTCGCTTTATTGCCCTGGAACGGGGCGGTTGTGGAGTGGTCAATGGCTGGTAATGGTCGTAAGGCGAAGAAGTCTTCGAATATGGTTTTGAAGGCTCCTGATTGTCCGATGGGTTTGGAGCTTCCCGCTGTTCGTCCTGACGGGCAGGAGTGGCTTCAGCGTACCAAGGATTGGTATGAGTCGCTTCGTGTGAGTCCTCTTGCCCAGCGTATGGGTGTTGAGGCTGACTGGTATGCGGTTCAGGATTTGGCGTTGTTGAAGGATGATTTTTGGCGTCCGAAGACTAAGGGTCGTTGGATGTTGGCGTCTGAGATTCGTCAGCGTGAGGCCACGTTGGGTATTACGCCTGAGGCTCGTGTGCGTTTGAAGTTCGATGCTCCGCAGCCGGATGATATGAAGGCGTCCGCGTATGAGGGTGATACCGAGGGTGCGCGGAACGTGCAGCGTAATAGGCAGCGTGCTTCCGCATTGGGTTTACGGGTTATTGACGGTGGTGCCTGATGCATACGCGGATTCCCGAATTGCATGGCGAGGATTTGACTCGTTCGATGGGGATGTTCGCGGTCTGGTGGATTGAGACTTTCTTTCGTGTCGGGCGTGGTGGCGGCGTTGGTTTGCCTGAGACGTTCGACATGGACGAGTACGTGTTCATGCTTCACGCTTATGCGTTGACTGAGTGGGGTACTCGCCGGTTCAATCGTGTGTTTTATTCGCGTGCGAAGGGTAAGAACAAGTCTGGTAAGGCTGCTGGCATTTGTGCGTTCGAGGGTTTGGCTCCTTGTCGTTTCGACCATTGGGCGGAAGAGGGGGAGACTTACGAGTTTCTTGGCGAGGTCTACCCGTATGCGAAGGGTGAGCCTGTTGGCCGTATGGTGCAGATGCCGCAGATTCTCTGTTTGGCTACTGCCGAGGGGCAGACGGGTAATATCTTCGATTCGATTTACTACAACTGCGATCAGGGGCCGTTGAGCCAGTTGAAGGGTGTTGGCCTTGATGTTGGCCGTACCCGTATCGGTTTGCCGGAGGGTGGGGAGATTGTTCCGACCACGAGTGGTGCCGCGTCGAAGGATGGCGGTTTGGAGACGTTCGCGGCCTGTGATGAAACCCACTTGTATAACACGAACAAGCTTCGCAACATGTATAAGACGGTTCAACGTAATCTCGGTAAGCGTAAGGGTGATGCCGACCCGTGGATTTTGGAAACCTCGACCATGTATAAGCCCGGTGAGGAATCCATTGCGGAAACGTCGTACAAGTATGCGTGGGATACTGCTTCGGGCAAGATAAAGCATCGTAGTGGCATTTATTTCGACCACGTGTATGCGAATATTGATTTGGATGATTTCGCTGACGAGAAGAAGGTTCTCCGCGCTTTGCAGGTCGCTTATGGTGCGAGTGCGAAGAGTTCGGATGGGAAAGATCATCTGATTCTGCCTGATGGCCGTATGACTGTGTTGGACGAGAATGGGGTGGACCCGGAAGGCCATTCGTATTGGGATGGTGAGCTTGGCCCGTCTAAGGATGGTTGGATTGATCTGAATGGTCAGATGGACCAGATTTACCAGCCTGATTCCGACCCCGCGGATTCGATGCGCTACTATTTCAACACTTTGTCGAGCGTGCATGATGCTTGGCTTACCGAGTCGGATATTCAGTCGCACATGCTGTATCGGGATGAGATGCATACGGCGTTCAATTCGATTCGGTTGGATGGCACGTGGCAGCGGTTCGTGACGAAGCGTGAGCCTATCACTCTTGGCTTCGATGGTTCCGTGTCGGACGATTCGACGGCGCTTGTGGGCTGTCGTGTGTCTGACGGCATGTTGTTCCTGATAAAGCTTGAATCCGCTCCTGATGGCCCTGAGAAGGCCACTTGGCGTGTGAACCGTGATGCGTTCGATGGTATGGCGCGTTGGATGATGGACAATTACAACGTTGTCGGATTCTTCGCTGATGTCGCTTATTTCGAGCAGATGATAGGCGGCTGGGAGAAGGATTACGGGAAGAAGTTGAAGGTCGGCCCGCGTAAGGGTGGCGACAAGATCAAGTTTTGGACGAACAACTGGTATAAGGACATGCAGGTTGCGTTGGATAACGCGCATACCGCGTTCCGTTACCCGTATACGGAGCCTGAACGTAAGTCGAAGCCCATCAAGGATGACATTGCTTTGCTGGCTGACCCGCGACTGGTGAATCATTTCCGTAACGCGCGTAGGCGTGAGACTCGTACCGGTTATGCGATTTATAAGGAGTCGCCTAATTCGCCGGACAAGATCGATGCGTGCATGGCTGGATTGTTGGCTTATACGGCACGTGGAAAGTATTTGGAATTGGCTGAGGTCAAACGTCGTTCCGCTCCGATGAGAATCTACTAGGTGGTGATTTCGAGTGTCTGACTCGTTGATGATTAAGAACGCTTCCGATGATGACGATGATGCTTATGTCATCACCAATCTGGCGCGTGAGTGGGGTGCGCGTCTCCCATATCTTGCCGAATTGAAACTGTTCAAGGATGGCAGGGAGATGGTGGATGCGAACAGTGTTCCTCAAGGCACTGATCCGAATGCCGCGCCAGTGTATAGGCTGATGCGCCAGTTGGGTGTGGTGAATCTCGCGCGGCGTATCAGCGAGAGCGTGACCGACCGGCAGCAGCCCAACGGTTTCCGTAAGGTCGAGGACTCTTCGTTGAAGGACACTGACGCGGATAGGATGGCGAAGCAGTGCGGTCTTAATTTCATTCTGCGCCGTAACATGCTGCCGGATAAAGGCGATTACGGGTGTTCGTTCGGCTTGGTCTCCAATATTGGCCGTGGACGGTTCATCACGCCTCTTAGCCCTTGGGAATGTTGGATGGATGTTGGCGAGACTGCTGCCATTCAATACACGTATATGGATCATGAGAACAAGGAAGTCATCCGTCTCTACCGTCTTGTTGTCGATGATTCCAAGACCACGACGAAAGTGTATTCCAAGACGGCTCAACGTGAGCATGACCGTTCCGTTGTTGCTCCAAACGATATTTCAGCTGTCGCCAAGTTGGCGTCTGATGCGAAAGCTTGGGAGCCTGGGAGTGATTGGGAGTGGGTGGAGGATTCGCAGCAGTCGGATTTTTCCTACGCGGAGGGTTGCGACTCGCTGCCGATAGTCCGGTTGAGCACGGTTGACGGGCAGGGTTTGTTCGAGCCGTATCTGCCGATGTTGAAGCGTATCGACCGTGAGACGTTCGACCGTTTGTGCATTACGATGATGCAGGCGTTCCGGCAGCGTGCGATTAAGGGCACTGTTCCAACCACGTATACCGAAGAGGATCAGGAAGTCATCGACGGTGAGAAGCAGGCCGGTGATCCGATTGACTTGGCGTCCACGTTCGCTGTCGGTCCAGCAGCGTTGTGGAAGCTTCCTGATGGTGTTGATATTTGGGAGTCTCAGACCACTGACACTGGTTCTTTGCAGAACAACATCATGGCTGATGTGAAACAGTTGGCTTCAGCCGCTGGTATCCCGTTGGATATTCTTTCGCCTGACGTGCAGGGTTCCGCGAATGGTGCGGAGTTGAAGCGTGAGACGTTGAAGTTCAAAGTCCAGACGATGAACGAATTGGATTCCGAGCCTATCGTGCGGATGATTCGTATGGCTTTGGCTGCGTCGAAAACCGCTGAAGCTTCGGCGTCCGAGTTTGAGATGGTGTGGAAGCCGATGGATACGACCAGTTCGCTTGAACAGGCTCAGGCTTGCCAACTGTTGTATCAGAGTGGCTTGTTGGCTCGTAGGACGATTCTTACGCACAAGATGGGCTTTACAGCTCAGGATGTTGCTGAGGATGATATGAATCGGCTTGCCGATCAGTTCAATGTTTCCGGCCAGTCCGCGAAGGGTGATGCGAAGCTTGTCGCGGCTGTGGAACCGGCTACGGGTTGGGATGATGAAACCCAGTCCGCAGTGGATGGATTGCCGAATGTTGACGGTGAGCTTGTCGATGAAGGCGAGTCTGAGTCCTGATGGCCGGTAAGTCGCTTGAATCGTTGTCTAACACGCTTGAACAGGCTCGTGCCGCATTGGTGAACCAGTATGTGGGCCAAGCTCACAGAATGTGGGACATGCTGACTCCAGCCGACTGGTGGAATGATGGCATGACGTTCGCTGTCGCGTCTCGTATGGCGTTGTTGGAGATGGCGTTGATTCAGCAGGTGCGCCGGTTGGGGGTTTCCTATGCGAATGAGACGTTGAGGCTTGTCGGCGTCACTCCGAAGGGTGATGTGCCGGGGCTTGTGTTCCCGCGTGACAATACCGACCCGTGGCTTGTGGCTCAACGTCCAGCTGATGCGTATCGTTCCGCCGCTGTCAAGTCTCCTACGGTTCGGCCTGAAGAATGGCCTGATAAGACCGATGAATTGTTCAGCGAGGTTGACAAGTGGCTTGAACAGGCGTTCAACCGGTTGCAGACAACTGTTGACGAGGATGTGTCCAGAGCGCAGACGAGCGCCACGCTTGACAAGTATCGGCGTAGCAAGGTTTTGGAATACCGCAGGGTGTTGCATCCTGAACTGTCCAAGACGGGTTCTTGCGGCTTGTGCGTGGTGGCGGCTGACCGATGGTATTCGACTGCTGATCTGCTGCCGTTGCACGCTAACTGTCATTGCGGTGTCGCACCGGCTGGCAGTGACTATGACCCCGGTTTCCAGTTGAATCAGAAGGATTTGAAACGACTGTACGACGAGGCTGGTGGTACTACCGCGTCCGCGTTGAAACAGGTGAAGGTCAAGACGATCACTCATGGGGAGCTTGGCCCCGTGCTTCTTGCCGAGGATGTGGAGGATACGCCTAATCCGATTCCGTCGAAGGATTCTGACGCTTGGGATACTCCCGACCGTAGGTCTACGTTGGCTCAATGTCGGCGTATGGAGAATCGTGCCATCGAGTTCAACCGGCGTTACAAGGAAGTGCAGAAGGCCGGTAAGCCGGTGACTTTCCGCTATGAGGGCCGGACGTTCACGTTCAAGCCTTCCAAGAATTTGAAACAGGCTATGGCATGGCAGAAGACCATGCTCAACCAGATGCGGTCGATGCTTGGCGAAGCCGCATAACACTATTGAAAGGATTCAAGCCTAATGGCTGATGAAAACACTAATACCGCTGAAACGGCGGCATCTACGAATGCGCCTGAAACGGGCGTGAACGCGCAGCCGAAGGACACTGCCACTTCTCCTGTAGCCGCCGATACCGCGACTCAAAAGAATGGTGCGGATGACCTTTCCGAGAAGTTGGGCATGTGGAAGCATCAGGCTCGTGAGAACGAGCAGAAGATGTATGAGAATCGTGATCGTGCCAATGCCGCCGAAGCGAAGCTTGCCGACACTGAGGGCGCTCTTGCCAAGGCGAACGTGCAAATAGCCCGTTTGAAAGCGCAGAAACTGCATCCGGAAATTACCGACGAGGCTTTCGACACGTTGTGCAGGGAAACCGAGCCGGAAAAGATTTCGGAATGGGCTGACGCTTTCGTGAAATTCATGCCGAGCAAGACTGAAACGGTTGACGCGGAGCAGAAAGAGAATGCTTCGGATGCTCCATGTGAGCCTTCACCGGAGCTGGCGAAGGAATTGCAGAGCCGAAACATGCACGTATGCAAACCGAAGTCGAGCGTCACTGACGCATACAACTACGGTGCCGAGCATTCCAGAATCGAAGAAAAATAGTTTAAGGAGAAGAATATGGCCAATCAAATGGTTCATACTATCGCCAAGACCGCTCCGAAGGATGACCAGTCTTGGCTTATCAATCGTATTACCGATGGCGTGCGTGAAGCACAGCTTGACTTGGCTACGTTCACCAAGGAAAAAGCGCATGAGAATGATTACTTCGCGTCCATCACCGATGACGATTACGAAGCTTGGGTGAAGTCCGGCATCCCGCTGGCGCAGATCACCGGAACCAACAATTATGGCCCGTATGATCCTAACGCCACTGATGGCCGTAATGGCACGATCATCGGATTCTTGGAGTCTCAGGTGCATGTGCAGTTCACCCGTACCGGATTCGAGGATCAGTATCCGACTGTCGGCGTCCGCTATATGGGTGTCATCGACAAGAAGAATCTGCCGTACACCGTTGATTTCAGTAAGGCGAAGTTGGAGGGATTGTTCCTTGATTATGACAAGGGCGCCGCAGCTCCGCATGTGACCGTGTTGAATCCGACCACTGCCGCCGCATCCGCAAGTGACACCAGCCATACTGCCTGAGTTTAGTTTTCTACCCGTTTGAAACCCGCCCATCGTGGCGGGTTTTCGCATATTAGGAAGGTTTTTCAATGAGTCTGTTGAATAAGGACATCATTACTCCCGATGAGGCTTCCGCCATCGTGTTGGGAGCCTATCAGACCACTACTGCGGCTTTGCCGTTCGCTTCCATTCTGCCGGATCAGTTCACTGGACTGTCCGTTGAATGGACTCCGAATGAGGATGATCCCGAGGTTGACGAGATGAAGTTCTCCACTTGGGATGCTGAGGCACCGTATGGTCGTACTGTTGGCGGCGAGAAGCTGTCCTACACTTCTATGCTGCCGTTGCGTAAGCGTATGCGCGTGTCCGAAAAGGACATCGCAAATGGCAACATTTCCATGACCAACGGAGATTTGAAGACCACTCTGAGCGATTATTTCGTTCAGTTGGGCAAGGAATTGGCCTACCGTCTGGAGAAGGCGCGTGTGGCCGTCGCCGTTGACGCGAAGCTCGGCATCACAGAATCCAATGAGGATGCAGACTGGGATTATGCACGTGATTCGGCACTATCCACTTCTTTGACAACTACGAAGACTTGGGACAAGACTGGTGATCCGGTAAAGGATCTTCGCACTTGGTCTGACTTGATCGACGATAAGAAGGGCGCACGTCCTACCATCATGGTCACGACCCGCAAGGTCGTGAACGCTTTGATGTCCAATGCGGCCATCATCAACTACTTGTTCCGTGGCCAGGGTTCCACTCTTCCGGCTCTTGTTTCCGAGAATGATGTGAAGAGTGTTCTGAGCCTGTACACCGGCATTCAGGATATTTACGTTGTTGACGAACGTTACCGTGATTTCGCCCGCCAGTCCAAGATCACTCT